CCCCTCATGTTAACCAAAGATTATGAATTATAACTTTGTATGTATTGGATTAATTTACCTTGCTTTAATTCAACAGGCTTTCCCTTGTGATGTGGTCGCAAGTCCATATCAACTTTATATTTTTTTGTAATGTTATTATAGAATTGTGCGATTGCGTCATTCTCATAAATAACACTTGTAATATAAGATTGAAGTTCAACTATAACTTTATAAGCTGAGTCTTCACCACTTGAGGCTAAGTTATCAATATGAGTCATTATCAAAGTTTTAATTCCTGATAACTCTTTATTCATAACTGTTGCATTACCTGATGATAAAACAGTATTGGCTTTTGCCGAATTAACTGCTCTTTCAACTGCAAGATTAATTGGAGTATCAGTAGCCGTTTTTTCTGCACTATCTGAAATTATTGTTTTTTGCTCGTTTCTATCTTTTAAATAAAAATCTGCAATATTTTTCAAGCTAGCTGTACCCTCTACTGTCGTTCTAAAATTAACCCAAATATCCTTGCCATCAGTTTTAAATTTATCTTCCAATAAATTATTTTTAGAAAATAAATCTTTTTTAAGATTTACTTCCAATGGCTTGTTTGGGTTTTTTGGTTGAGTAAAGCATTGGTTGTTCTCATCATATTTAAAACAATCCTCTTTAATAACCATTATTACACTAGGTGTTATTTCTCTTAATACATTAAATTCTAAAGGATATTTTTCCTTAAAATCGTCTGTATTTTTACCTAGTGATTTAACCATAACTCTCTCTAAAAATGCTAATTGAATAGAATTAGTTATAGTTTTATTTTCTTTAAACAAATCAAAAAATTGTTTATTACTGCCTTTTGGCATGTAATCTTCAATTTTAAGAATTCCTTGTTTATGAAGTTGAGAAAAATTTTCAATCAATCTTAACTTACGACCCATTGATTTTTTCTCACTTTGTGCCTCTTCTTGTACTGATATCCATGTATTTTTTTGAATATCTACTTTTTTATTATTGCTCATATTTTACTCCATTGTTAGATTTAATAAGCATTTATAAGGCTAATTTAACATTGTGTCATAAAGATGTCAATGCTGTGTTATAAAAAAGTTTTTTTAATTAATTGTGGATAACTCTATATACAATTTATAGTTGAATGAGCTCTAATTTCAAAATGGGTTTAAATAAGAACAAAAGTAGAACAAAATTTTCATGCAAATAATGTTCTACAAATGTTCCATTGTGGCTAAATTGTGTCAATTTTATGTCATGACTAAAAAAATAAAAATTATTACAGAAGACACTAGGCAATAAGCTCTAGGACTGCTTTTTTTAAATCACCATTGGGGTCATTATCAAAACTCCATTGATGTCTTTTTAGTTTATCACTAACAACATCAAAATTAGATTTTAGTTCATCTGCCATAACTTTATTAGATTCTTGATATTGTTTTATTTTATGCTTTAACTGTTCATTTTCAGTTGATAACTCTATAACTCTATTATACACATTATACTTCTCTTTGTTATCTTCTGATATTTGTTTTTTAAATGTTTCTTCTACATTTAACTCGTTTATATGTGGCATATTTTCCTTTCAGTTATATGTTTATACAAGGGTCTTGCCTACAACTTAATTGAAATGAATTTCTTCCTGACAACATATTGTAGGCACTCGGATCACAGACCCACTATCGCAGGTCTAACGTAATGCCTAATAATAAGAATTATAAGTTCTTATCTGAATATTCAAAGGCACTACACCCCACCAACACTACTCGGTTATCCTTACTTTCGTGTGGTATCGATTGTTTTAAATATAACATAATAAAATATAAAAGTCAATACTTGTGTACGCATATATGTATTGACAAGTGCATTGTAGTATGATTAAGTGTTATTAGAAAGGAGAAAGTTATTATGAATATTGTATCTTTTTTATACCTTACTATATTAGCAACACCTTTCTTCTTGTTTGTGGTGTTGCCTGTTGTTAAGGTTTTAATCAATCTCGTGGTTGGGTAATACCACCATTTTTATCCCTCGTAGAGTCCTTGTCATTAACTTGACAGGGACTCTTTTTTTTGTTATATTGTAATCCTCAACAACAAGGAGTACATATGTATGACAAAGACAAAACAAGTCCACAAGTAGATACTACTTGGGAACTTAAATGGAAAAGAACTTGTCGTAAGAAAGCTATTAATATTCTTGCAAGAATAGAAAATGATGGCAAGCCTACACAAGAACTTGGATATGAAATAAGAAAACTACACGAGGCATTTACTTATTGGAATAGTGATGTTGCTACGTGGGTAAAACATAATATGGTTATACCTACTAACCCAGCACCACACAACGAGGGTAATGATATATGAAAAAAGTGTTGATTTTCTTGACTTTTTTAACACTTGTAGCTTGTAGTAATAAACAAGTTATGCTTGGCAAGAAGTGTTTAAAAGAAGTAAATGGTAATGAAACAATCACAACTAAATCTTATATATGGTTAGTTAATAAAGACCACGATTGGTCTAGTGATTTAACTAAAGGTAATTGTAAATAATATGATAAGAAAATATATTGTTATGATGAGGTTTGGTGATAGTGAAACTTTTAATTTAGATGAACAATTTGTAAATAGGGAAGACGCAGATAAGTATGTTGAACTTATGAAAAAAAATAAACCTAGTGTAAAGTTTTATTTATTTGAACAATCTAATGATTACCAACACACAGAAGAAAAAAAGAAACCTACTAAACTTACATTTTTAGATAAGGTTAGACTAGGTATGTAATTGACAAATACTATTTAATGTAGTATTATTAAAGGGCAATCAGGGAGACTTGGTTGCCCTTTTTTATTAGCCAAGCATACTCTTTAGAGTCTTCCGTAATAATCAAGGGGGGTATGGCACAAGAACAACCAAAGCCAATTTATAACTGGTGTTAAGGGACTAGCTAGGTCATACCCCAAAAAATAATCAACAAGGAGATAATATGTCAATAATACAATATGAACCAGTACACATTGGCGACTTCTCTAGCTTTATAGAAAATCTTGTAAGTAAAACTAAATCAAAAAGATTTAGAGCAGGGTTTATTAAAACTGATGGAAGTTATAGAACTGGTAAGTTTGATTTCAAATATCGTAAGACTTGGAAACAAACTGACGGCACAATGTATAAACGCAAAGGTAAAGCTAGGACTACTAAAAGAGAAGATTATCTTTTAGCACACGACCTAGAAAAAAAATCACCTAGAAATATCTCATACCAAAGATTGCTATGGATAAGTGTAGGTAAAAAAATATGGGGTGTCAGTCAATTTAGATTGGCTGATGAGCATATTAGGTTATATGTTTTAAACCCTACGAAGTATAGTCAGTTAAAGAATTTACTTCGTGGCAACCTAGATGGGAGTACAATGCAATGACAATGATTAGAGATTTGAGAACTGCTAAACTTCCAAATGGTTTAACCTTACGGGAAGATACTTTGCTACGAGCATTACAACTACAAGCTAGAACTGGTATATTTATGACTAATCCTAGAGTGACAGGGTATAGTTCATTTGCTAAAGCTATACTAGCTTGTAAGACTTTTAATCTTGATAGTAAAGCACCAAAGACTTGTAAGAAATTATATCAACATCTAAAAGAGAAAGGATATTATAATGAGTAGAGATACTAAATGGTGTCAAAATCCCAAATGCCCTGAAAAGAAAAACTCAAATCAAATTAGGGGTAGTAAGGGTAGTAAGTATTACATATCTAATAAAGCAAACGGATATGGCAATGGTAATTTTTGCACACTTGGTTGCTATGATGCTTGGTCTAATATATATTTAGATAGAGCTATTGACGCAATCGGTGTTAGAATAACAGAACCAGTAAAAGTTAGTATGGAAAATGCTTGGCTTATTGATTCTGAATATCAGTATTCTAATGGTTATGGGGATAGTAATTGGCTTTATTTTTTAGTTAATAAGTTATATAATGTTAGACACCCTATTACTAAACAGCAAGCATCAATTCGACCTAACGAAGAATATAGTCCAACACTATCTTCAGCACAAGCCAAAGAACTAGCACAACAGCTTGGCTTGACATCTCAACAATAATATAGTAATATATAGATACTACTGACAACAAGTTGGTAGTATCTTCAACAACGAAAGGAGTACTCAATGGAGAAGAAAAAAGATATTAGATTGAATAAAGATTATCGGACAGCTTATATAAAAGACTTCCGAAGATTTTTAGAATCTAAAACAGATAACCCAAAGTATGAAGCATTTTTATCAGCTAAAACTTTGTGTAAGACTAGGATTGATGACGCATTTAAGTTAGCAACCAAAGTTGTACATAGAGTGTATAAGCCCGAAGATGTTTCTATACTACAAAAAATGCAGAAGAAATATAATACTGTTGACGCAACAGCAAAAGACAGTTGTTTTTATTTTGCAGTTGTAGATAAAAAGGGAAAACCAGTAAATGTACTTAATCAATACAGAGATGAAGAACAAAAATCAAAACACTTCAACTTTGAATTAGATGGTTGTCATACTGGTAATTCATCATACAATCACGACAATGACTTTGGTTATGCTTGGTATCGTGAGGAGTTAAAAGCTAATGGCTATAACCCCGATATAGAGATTGAGCAAAAAGATAACCGAAGTAATCCTCATCACTCTAGTGAAACTAATAAATGTATGAATTGGTTAAAGGGTAATGACGGACAATCTACTAACTTCTATCAAGTATGGAAAGATAACTATGCATTAGATGTTATTGGTAGTGGTGGTTGTAAATCTCGTGCAATACCTTGCACAGAATCAGAGTTTGCTACATTTGAGCTGATGTTAATAGCAAAAGCTGATGTAGTAAAGACTCATCAAGACTGGATTAGTTCTATATTACGGGCAACTGATTTAGTAGGTGAGCAAATCAAAGCTATGAAAACTAAATCTGAAGTAGATATGTTAGCTAAAGAATATGAGTGGGAACCAAATGTTTCCATTAATAAAGTCTTTGGTACTGCATTAACAGTTAATCCTGCTAGTGTTAAGTCTATGACAGATTCTATATTAGGTTACGAAAGGAAGCCTAGCAAGGAAGAAAAGATTGCTAATGCAAAAATTGCTTTGCAGAAACATCTTGAATCCCAACAAGTAGCTTAAATTATCAACGAACAAGTTATGGTTGTGAAGAATAACTGAACTAGAACTTGAACGAGATATGGGTTAGGCGAGAAATCGCCTAGCCTTTTTTAAATAACAAAGGAAACAATATGTCTGAAATAAAACTAACACAAGAAGAAGAAGAACTAGCTTTAGATGATACTTGGGGTTGTCTATTTGGACACACAAGAAAAATACACGGAAATGAAAATAGAATTTGGGATAAAGTAAAAGTAAAGATAGTAGATAGAAATGGTGCAATCATTGGTGTGTCAGAAAGAGTTAGATTTAAACAAGAACAAGATAGTAAAACAAAAAAATATATTGATACTTGGCTAGAAGTAAAAGTTAAATGACAACAATACAATCAGGAATACTACAATTATTTATAGGTCTATGTGCCATATTGGTGGGTGGACTTATAGTTTATTTTGTGATACAATACAATATTAAAAAAGAAAAACAAAAAAAAGAAAGGCAACTAAACAAGGTACACAACTATGAGATATAAATACAAAGTAAGAGAATTGGGAAAAGAAACATCAGAAGATATGGAAGCTATGTCTTTAAAAAAATTAAGAAGAAAGTTAGACCACAAAAAAGAGTATGCCATTGAGTATACAAACAAACATAATAACTTCATTTCAACTACAACTAAAGGTATAGAACCCAAGTAGTATATTAACCCTGCCCCAAAACGCAGGATATCATAGCATACTTTTTTAAAAATGTCAATTTAAAAATTTATAAAAAGAAAGGACAGATAGACGCATATGAATATATTTCATCTACACGAAGAACCAAAGATATGTGCTGAGTATCATTGTGATAAACACGTGGTAAAAATGATATTAGAAACTGCACAAATGTTATCAACTGCATATAGAAAAAATTGTGGTGATGATGATAGACTATATAAAACAGCATACCCAAAACACCCTATGACTATTTGGGTTGGAGAATCAGTTGAGAACTTTGAGTATGCTTTGCAATTAGGTAAAGAACTTTGCAAACAATATACCAAAAGATATAACAAGATACACAAATCATCTTACGTAATAAATAGTTTTAACAATGGTTTATTACAAAATGTAGAAGATAGATTCCCCTGTCATTATTTTAAACCACCACCACAATGTATGCCTGATGAATACAAAGATAGAAACTACATCAAAGCATACAGACAATATTATGTTGGTGAAAAGAAAAGGTTTGCAGTTTATACTGGAGTTGACATACCAAACTTTCTGTGCTAATATACTACTATGAAAAGAACAATGAACAAACAAGAGTTATCAACTCTTATGGTTGATAAATTAACTTTTATTACAACAGATAAAGACGGAAAAGAAACTAAGTGGAGAACAACACCTGATGTTGACCATTCTTTTTTGTGTGATGGTTGGGATATAAAAGATTTTGAGGAGGATATATGAAACGAAAAGAGTTGGAGAAAAAGATAGGTACACTATCTAACCCTAGTAAAATGCCTGCGTATGCGTGGGGTATATCTGCAAAGAAATGTAAGACAGGCAGTAAGTTGGCAAAGATAAAAGGAACTATCTGTAATAAATGCTATGCACTTAACGGACATTATTTATTTCCTGTTGTTGCTAACGCACATCAGATAAGAATAGATGCAATAGAAAAACCTGAGTGGGTAGATTATATGGCAGAACTTATTACCCAAAAGTACAAAAACCTAGATAAATCAAGGCATTATCACAGGTGGTTTGACTCAGGAGATTTGCAATCTTTCTCACATCTTATGAAAATATTTGAGGTATGTGAGCTGACACCCCACATCAAATACTGGTTAGCCACAAGAGAATATCAATTTATAAAAGATATTAAAGAAGAAGATGTGCCAAAGAATTTATGTTTGCGTGTATCTGCAATCAAAGTAGATAGTCCACCACCAAAGTTTTGGAAGTGGACATCAGGTGTACACAAAGATAAACCTGCAGTTGGGCAAGAGTGTCCTGCATATAAACAAGATGGTGAGTGTAAATCTTGCCGTACTTGTTGGAGTCGTAAAGTT